AGGAACGAATCGTGACCTGCGCCCATTCGGTTCTGCTGTGTGGTCCCGGTGGCCCGAGTTCGGCATCTCTCTCACACCCGATCCGACGAATGTGGGAGAATATGTATATCGTGTAGCCCATTTTCGTGGTGCCCGTGACGAAAGACATTGGCCGGCTACCATGAAACGTGGGATCAAGTTCCCCTTCGAAGTGATTGATTGGATGATGCACTGATGGCAGAGGAAACTAAAGCCACAATCACCCGTGAGTTCTTAGCCGAACGTGATGTCCGTATCTTCAAGATGAAGCAGGCTGGCGTAGCCAGTCAGGAGATTGCCCGTAGGTTTGGCGTCAGCGTTGCCACAGTGGGCCGATCCGTGAACCGGCAACTCGAGAAGTTGAACTCTGAGGCACTTCTGGCGTATCCCGAGGTGCTTCGTATGGAGTTGGAGCGTTTGGACGCTCTGCAAGCGGCCATCTGGCCGATGACCCAACATCGGCGCGTCACGTTGGATGACGGAACGGAGGTTTCCGTAGAGCCGGATATGAAGGCGATTCAGCAGGTCCTTTCCGTAATGGATCGGCGTAGTAAGTTGCTCGGCATGGAAGTACAGCAGAAGCAGGTGGATGTACGCGTGGGCCTAGATGGGGCCACGGATTCGATACGTCTGGCTATGGCCGGTGCTCAAACCCTGCCTAGTGCTACTGCCCATTCACCCGAGGAGGAAGCCAAGCAACTGCTGGCCCTCATGGTGAAGTCAGGCGTTGTCTCACCGACAGAGGTAGAGGGTGCGCTAGGAAAGATTGCGTCTCGGGACCTACTGGAAGCAGAGGTCGTTGAGGCAGAGATCGTGGAAGACGAGGTAGAAGATGGCGACTGAACCGATTGACATTGCTCGTGGTGATCCGGTGGAAGCAGGCGACGATTCGATCAAGGTCTCCATGTCAGTACCCCTGCCCCCTATGCCCTTTGCTACAGGACCACCTGTAGCAGCGCCGAAGAACAAACTGCATCCTGATGCCGGCAACTGGAATGAGCCTGATGAGGTACCCGGTCTACCCGTGGGGCCTTCAATCGATGAGCCTTTGATCTCAGAGGCTGAGGTGGGGGATCCCGCCTATCAGGACAACATCGAGGCTGCGATGAATCATGTGGCCGAGGACATGGACCTCACGGTGTCCACCAAGGTGAGCGACGACGATGGGCCGGCTGACAAGCAGATCCTTATACGGGCCACTGAGAGCGACAAGGAACGGTGGAAGCGTGCGGCTGAGGTGGCTGAGGTCTCCCTGTCTGCCCTCATCAGAGACACCATGAACATCAAGGTCACCGATATCCTTGACTGCTCACATCCCATGGAGTTTCGACAGAAGTACCCGTGGGCTGAGTTCTGCACCAAGTGTGACATTCGCCTGAATGGATAGGGGTTGATATGAAGGGGTTCGCCATCGGTGCTGTGGCAGTAGCCCTCGCCGGATCAGGTGTAGCCATGGGGTACAGGGATGCTAGTTAGCCTTGAGACATGGGAGTACGAGCATGCCTCGAATGTAGGGGCACGCCGATACACGGCCAACTGGGCTAAGGACGATGCCCCTTGGTACGACCCTGAACGTATGGAGGACGACCGCACTGCTCAGGTGGCAGCAGCCGTATGCGAACTGGCTGTGGCCAAGACCACCAACCGCTACTGGCATGCGCACATCTGGCATGCCACTGAGCATCACAAGTTCAAGAGCCTGCCTGACGTGGGGCGCAACATCGAGGTGCGTCGGGTGCGCACATCCAAGAGCGCTGCTGTCAGGCGACACCAGTTGGGCAAGGGGCTGGTGCTGTTCGTGGCCTATGCCCTACCCCCTGAGTTGAGGGAGGTAGATGTGCTGGGGTGGGTCGACATGGATGCTGCATGGGAGGCAGGGGAGCCACCCTCCTGGGATGAGGAGAACAGTCGAGTAGTGTCACCTGAGCACCTAACACCATGGTGGGGGGACGGATAGTAGAGGACAGAGAGCGATGGTCGAAGACACAGTGGTCGATGACACACTCTCTCGCCTCTACCACCTAGCGCACACAGCACAGCGACAGGGTGCAGACAAGGTACATCATGCCACCCGTGACGCCGCTGAGACCATCATGCTGCTGCAGGCAGAGATCGATGACATGAGGGCTGAGTACAAGGAGAGGTACGACCTCACCACCACGTTGGTCAGGGCGTTGCACACCTACGTCAAGAACGTGGAGGACGACCCCCTACTAGGGCCACCAGTCAGGGAGTGGGTCAGGCTAGTGAGGTACGAGGGGTGAGGCCAGCCGAGAGGTACGCCATCTGCCTTGAGTGTGAGGAGTTCAGGCCATGGGCCAAGCAGTGCAAGGTATGCAAGTGCATCATGCCGATCAAGGTACGGATACCTTCAATGTCCTGTCCTTTGGGTAAGTGGTTACCCGTGGAGGACATGGATCTCTAGGCACCTACTCCCTACCCCCCACTGTGGGGGATGACGATGACCTCACCCTGTGCTATGCCCCACGCCTCGATGTGTGGGTGGGCTGCGACCACGTCGTCGTAGGCATGCTGCCTGTTGCCACTGCACCGACTAGCCACCACGCTCCACACCGTGTCGCCTCGCTGTGCTGTGTGCTCACCACCAACACACGAGTAGTTGTCCTCGATGGCCATGGCCACACCCACCAGCGCACCCATCCCACCTACGCATACGCATACGCATAGACCCATGAGGCCGACCTTTCGCCATAGCCAACGGCATGCTCTATATATATGTGTGGGCGTGTGTGTATGAGGGGGTCGTTTGGGAGGGTGATGGCCAGCGACAAAGGCAGCACACCATCTGCGGTAGTAGGCGAAGCGAGACGTATGTGTATATGTGTGTGTATGAGTGGTGTTTGTATGTGAAGGGGCTGAGGGAGGCTGTGTGAAGGTCTGAGGGGAAGTGGGGGGGGGGGGCTGTGTGGTTGTGTTGGCTTCGATGTTGGCTTCGAAGTAGATGGGCTTGGGAGAAAAGGAGGAGGGGGGGTCGGCGGTTTGGGTCAGTGTCTTGGCTCCGGGGCTTTCGGGGACGAGGTGGCTGTCCTGGGGGCACACGAGCGATGGATTTACCTTACCGTTTCCTGGTTTGTTTAAACCCATTCCCCTGCTTTCCATCCGAGTGTTGCTCCTGTTGGGAGCATAATGGCATAGGCCCACCAGTCTCCGATGAGTCCGCCTGCGATGATTGCGCCTGATATGGCGAGGATGATTCCGAAGAAGAGGTGGTTGAGGTGGTTCATGTGGTTTTGAGGTCTTTGAATAGTGGGCTTATGTAGTAGTCGATTAGTTCTTCCATTTTTTCGGTGAGTCCTGCCCATCCTTGGATGGTGTGTTGTCTGACTTTGTCTCCGATGACGTAGGTGCGTAGTTCTTGTAGTCCGTCATTTATGATTTCTATTTTGTATAGGCTGATGCTGTTGATTCCGTTGTATTCGGCTTCGAATGTTTCTGTTCCTCTTATTGCTCTTGTGGTTATGTTGGCTGAGATGGGGGTTGCGTTCATAGTGATAGTCCTAGCGTGAGTGCCCATATGGCGATTGTTATGCAGATTCCTAGCCATATGAGGTTGTGGGTTCGGAGTTTTCGTTGAAGTAATTGATTTGAGCGGCGGCCGACCATTTTGGTGATTTCGTCGCCGTCGATTATGAGTCCGTTTTCGGCGTAGGGGTCGTCCTCGGAGATGAGGAGGATTTCTATGCAGGTGGCTATTACTTGGTCGGTGGGGGTGAGGTGGTCGTCGCCGTCTTCTTCGGAGGCGTGTGTGAGGTCCATGATGTAGGACTCTAGGAGGTTGGCTGTGGTGGCCATGTGGTTTTTCCTTGGCGGCTGGAGGGGTGCCCGTTTATTTAAACTGGAAGGGTTGTATCCAGTATAGATTAGGAAGTCTGTTTTTTTATCACGTCGTCCCGGGCTTTGCGCATTCTCGGGTTTTCGGTACGCATGAGAATTTTGCGTGCTTCGACTTCGTCGAGGGTGTCGGGTTCGACGCCGAGGAGTTCTGCTGCCTTGAGGATGATGCTTTCAAGGCCTTCTCGGCCAGCACGTCGACGACCTGGTCTGGGGCCGAATCGCCAACCCCCGGCAGGGCTCTCACGGCGGGACTGGAAGCCGCGACCACCCATTATTGTCCGACGAACCAGACCCAGATTCGCGCTGCTCGCGACTTCTTTTTGGCTGGTGGCTCGTGGCGACTCAGTGGGGGTGGTTTGGGGGAACTACGGGATGTGGGCTGTGTGTCGACTTCTCGGCTGACCGTATCCTTGGCCACAACTTTGGGAGCATAGGTATTGCGCTGTTTCTGGGCTGGCTTTTTGGCTACCGGCTTTTTCGCTACCGGCTTTTTGGCTGCGGGCTTTTTCGCTGGCGCCTTTTTGGCTGCGGGCTTTTT